AAATACAACAACAGAAACAAGTATAGTAGGAACAGGAGTAGGAAGCTTAACAATTCCTGCTAATCACTTTGTTGTTGGCGATTCATACCACGCAAAAATTGGTGGCGAAATTTCAGCACAAAATGGTGACGATATTACAATAAGAATTAAGAGTGGTGCAACAGTATTAGCAACAACAGGCACTATTTCTTTAAGTCCAACGACAGGTTTAGGGTGGGAGTGTGAAATTGATTTTACAATAGCAGCTATTGGAGCAACTGGCTCAATGTGTACAAATGGAAATTTTGCATATACACGAAACACAGGGGGATTAGAGGGTTATGTATTTCAAGATGTAGAAACTTTTGATACTACGGTAGCCAACACTTTAGATATTACGGCAGAATGGGGACAAGCTAAAACACAAGACGAAATACATAGTGCAAACTTTGTACTACATAAAACATATTAAAAATGGCAAATACGATAGATTGGGGACAAGCAGCAGTAAACAATACAAACGGATTCGGAAAATCAGCAACAAATAATACAATAGATTTTGGAGAAATATGCGCTGACTCTTGGAGTCCAGAAACTAATTTAGTAGGTGGGGGTGCAGTTTTTAGCAATACGCAGTCAATCTTGACTGATGGTGTTGATGATTTTGTAAATATGGGCAACGTATTAAATATGGCAGATGATGGGACTGATGCGTTTACTTTCAGTTTCTGGTGTAAAGGCATAAGTGGTACTTACATTAGGCAATATTTTGGAAAGATGACAAGCACTATTCACGGCTACGGGATGTACCGTGTTGGAAATGTTATATATTTATTTCTTGGCGATTATTCAAGTGCTTGTATTATGGCAAGATACACATTTTCAGATTCAACCGATGGAAATTGGCATCACTTTGCGTGGACTTATGACGGTAGCGAAGATGTAAGTGGCTTTACTCTATATATAGATAATACTCCCGTTACGTTATTAACACAATTTAACAATGCACCAATTACTAATGTTGTTACAACTGCAAACTTTACAATAGGATCAAGAAATACACTTTATGAAATGAACGCTAACTTTGATGAGTTTGCTTATTTCAATTCAGAACTTTCAGCAAGTGATGTAACAAGCATATACAATAGTGGAGTGCCAAATGACATTAGTAGTTTAAGTCCTGTTGGTTGGTGGAGATGTGGGGACAACGATACAAGTCCAACATTAACAGACAACGGAAGTGGTGGTAATGACGGAACTATGACAAACTTTAGTACATTCTCAACTGATGTACCAACATAAAAACGAATAATTAAAAAAAAGATATGAGCCATTTACCAGACGTATATGCAATAGTAGCAATAGAAGCAGCCAATGCAGTAGACTATTTACAAGTTGGAGAAACAAGTATTGATACGATTAAAATGAATTTAGCTTTAACTGAATTTGTTTTAAAGTGGGAACACGAACACGAACCAACATTTATTACTGATGGAACAATAGTTCCTTTACAAGTTTTAACACACGAAGAGGCTTTGGCACTTATGCAAACGCCAGAATGGAGTGAAGAAATACCTGTGGAATAATGGATATTAGAAACCATCAAAACGTACTTGCAGTATTATATTTTCTTGCTGGATGCTTCTGCGCCTTTTCTTGTATGTTTACGAGTACAGAATTATACGTACAAAGCTTTGGTATATTTCTATTATATAAAATAATTTGGCTAATAACTGAACAACTATAATATGAAAACACAACTCTATATACTGACAACTAAACTTAAACTTTATTCAACTAAACTGATGGCTATTATTCTTTCGTTTTTTTTACCTATTGTTGGTATTCTTATTCTTATTGCAGCTTCTGTTATTTTAGATACAATTACAGGTATCTGGAAAGCAAAGAAACTTAAACAACCAATTACAAGCAGAAGACTATCAGCTATTGTAAGTAAGATATTACTTTATGAGGCAACCGTTATGCTATTTTATGCTATGGATTATTTTCTATTAAACGATATTGTTATTTCGTTTTTTAGTATTGAATTACTAACTACAAAAGTTCTTGCTTTAGTTCTTGTGTCAATCGAACTTATTTCTATTAACGAAAACTATAAAGCCGTAAAAGGAATTGATTTGTGGGCATCTTTAAAAAACTTATTTGCAAGAGCAAAGGAAGTAACAAGCGATTTTAAAAACATCAAAAAAAATGAAGATTTGTAAATGTTGCAGACAACCAATAAAATTGGATAGTAAAAACTTATACATATTTGATAACGGACACGGTGGAATAATAGATGGAGTATATCAAACACCTGGAAAGCGTTCACCAATTTGGGAAGATGGCACACAATTATTTGAGGGAGAATTTAACAGAGCTATTGTAAAGAGATTAATGAAGCTTTGCGAAGCTGCAAATATTGACTGCATTAATTTAGTAGATACAAATGTAGATATTCCTTTAAGCACCAGAACAAGCCAAGCCAACGAAATTTACAGGAACACGGACAAGCCTTGTATTTATATTTCTATTCACGCTAACGGCTTTAGTGATGAGGCAGCTCACGGATGGGAAGTTTACACAAGTGTAGGAGAAACAAAAAGCGACGAGATCGCAGAAGTATTATTCAACAAAGCACAGGCAGAATTTCCTACTCACACAATGCGAAAAGATACAAGAGATGGAGATTCGGACAAAGAAGCAAATTTCTACGTTCTTCAACATACGGCTATGAGTGCGATATTAAGTGAAAATTTCTTTATGACTAACGAATCTGAATGTAGGCTATTGATGAGTGAAGAGGGTAGAGATAGGATAGCAAAGATTCATTTTGAAATGATTAAAGAATTAGAGAAATGAAAGCAATCTATTTAATTTGCGTTTTAACGCTTTTTTCTTGTTCAGCGAAGTATCACTATAACAAGGCACTTAAAAAGGGCTTAGAAGTCGTTAAAACAAGCGACACGATAAGAATAAGCACTATTGATTCTGTTCCAGTAATAAAACACGATACTATTGTATATGAACACTTCTATACACAAAAAGATACAATCATAATGTATAAGAATATAATTGTACCTAAAACAAGATTAGAAACACGAATAGAATACAAGCTAAAACGCGACACTATAAAAATGATTACAAGAGTAGAAGTACAAAAAGCCAAAGCAGATGGCAAGAAAAACAAGAAGCCTAACTATTGGCTTATGCTAATCTTTGTTTGTGTGTTTGGTGGTGTTGTATTTATCGCAAGTAAGTTAGTTAATAAATATTTATGAAAGTAATAAGGCACGGAAGCAACGTACACGAAATACAACTAAAAGGAGAAGATGTGAGAATAGCTATGTTAAGCGACTTACACTGGGATAATCCAAAATGCGACCAAGACTTATTAAAAAAACATTTAGACTATTGCAAAGAAGAAAACATTCCTGTTGTAATTAACGGAGATATGTTTTGCTTAATGCAAGGAAGAGGCGACAACAGACGTAACAAATCAGATATAAGGCCAGAACATAATAACGCAAGATATTTAGATTCAGTAGTAGAAACGGCAGTTGAATGGTTTACACCTTATGCAGATATTCTTACAGTTATTGGCTACGGCAATCACGAAACGGCAATAATCAAGTGGCAAGAAACAGACATCTTACAAAGATTTGTTGATCTATTAAATTTAAAATGTCATTCTAACGTGCAGACAGGTGGATATGGTGGTTGGGTTATTGTTAAAATGATAAATTACACAAGAGTAGTTACAACAAAAATTAAATATTTTCACGGTTCTGGGGGTGGTGGAGTAGTTACAAAGGGTGCTTTAAATCTTACAAGGGCTTTAGAAATTTATGAGGGTTGTGATGTTTATACAATGGGACATATACACGAAAATTCAGCACGTAATGACGTTAGAGATACTGTTGAACATAACGCACACAAAGGCTATTATATAAATCATAAGCCTATTCACTTAATGATTACAGGTTGCTACAAAGAAGAATACGCAGATGGCTCAAAAGGTTGGCACGTTGAACGTGGCGCACCAATTAAGCCGATAGGTGGTCGTATGCTTACAATCAAAATTGAAAGAAGTAGATCAAACGGCAAAGACGAAACACTTAAATACATAGATTCACACCGAATATTCTAAACAACACTTTTGTAACTTATTGATTTCTAAACAACTAAAAAATAATTGTAACTTTTTTTGTTGATAAGTCGTTATATATT